ACTGCATCGGAGCTTCCGTCAACTTCTGTCTCAATTCCTTCAATTTCATTTGTTTCTACTTCTGGTGTTAATAGTGAAGACGCAATTTCTACTTTCTTTACTTCTAATGCATCACTAACACGAGCAGCCATTGCAGAATCAAAAGCAGCTTTAAATGCTTCTTGATCACCAGCAACAGCAGCATTAACTAAATCGATCGTTTCCATAATTATCTCCAATTATTATTTAGTAATTTGAGCATTAAATGCTTGGTCAATGCCATTTGCTGATTGCGCTTGCGGCGCAGCAGCAATTTGAGGAGCACCACCAACAGCAGGAGGAGCAACTGGAACTTCTGGTTCCATTGCTTGTTCTTCTGCCAATTCCTTTTCCATTCTCTCAATGCCTTCTTCGTCAAAATGTAGGACATGTTTCTTGACCCATGCTTTGGAGAAATAAGTTCCAACATATGGATCAATTTGTGTCATGAGTTGTAGTCTTGCAGCCATTAATTCTGCTTCTTTAAGTTCCATAAAGTTATTATCTTTAAGGAAGTCATAGTGAATGGTCTCTTTAAGTTTCTTCCATTCATCAACAGAACAAATGCCCTTGAGTGCTAATTGTCGTTCCATTAACTCATCAAACAGAGTACTAAAACGAGCACGAATACGATCAATGAACTTACTGAACTTTAGTTCGTCTCTTGTGATTTCTGTTGATCGACCAAGAGTAAATCCAGTCTGTGACTCTAAACGAGATGCAGGAACATTTAATGCTTTATAAAGTTTTTGTTCGAAATACTTAACATCAGCCAACTCGCCAAGATTTTGTCCTGCTGGTAGAGTGGTGATTTCTGTAGACTTACCTTCGCCGCGACGAGGAATCCAAAAGTCTTCCATCATCGACATAAACTTACGATCGTCTTTGACTTCACCAGTGGCTGAGTCATATACAACCTTATTGCGGAACTTTGTCATAATATCGCGCAGATATTGTTCTGACTTGACTTTAGGCATATTGCCCACATCAATATAGAATACTCTTCTTTCTGGTGCGCGCGATAATCTATAAATGACAACAGCGTCCTCAACCATTCGGAGCTGGTTGAGGGGCTTTATCGCTTTGTGAAGGTACGATAGAACGAGTTGTCTCTTGGCATCCATAAGACCAGAATTGATATTGACAATTGCATCAGTTGCAATCTTTACGCCAGCATCTGCCGCTGACGAGACCATATTCTGACCTTGAGTGGTTGCTTTCTCATTGAACACATAGAATTCTTGTACGCCTTGTACAACTTCAATTCCTGTTCTTTGATCTTTTTTCTTAACGACACTACGAACCTTTTTAATTTTTCGTGGGTCGATATAAACTAATTCTTGAATGCCGAGTCTTGGTTGTTTTTCGTCAATTAAGACTTGGTAGAATAAACGACCGTCAATATACCATTGACGGAAAATATCTTGACCTGAGTTTGAGAAGTCAAGCATACGAAGAACTCCTTCAAATTCTTCGCGAATCATATCTTTAATCTTATCTGGCTGCTCTAGATCATCGAGTATAATTGTAACAGATTTGCCAGTTAAATCGTGAACAATTGCTTCATTTACAACATCGTCAATCGCAGCCTCTAATTCTGGCTGCATAGCCATCTCACGATAACGACTAATTAAATCGTTTTCGTTTTTAAAGCTGGCTTCAAGATCAAGGTAGGTTCCGAAATAACCACCAGCCGTGACAGTAAGTGCACCATCATCATTGACTGGAGTTGCAACTTGAGGCTGAAGTTGTACTTCAGGTTTTTTGCGTAGGATTTCGAATCCGAATAGATTTATTGCCATTGTATCTCCATCATATAAAAAGGGGGGAGCTGAACTCCCCCCTTATACCAATCATTAAGCGAATAATCCGCCTGGAAGCGTTGAACGACCAGGTACGGCAACATCGCGTGTTTCCCAGTACTGATATTGGAAAGTCACTGAGAATTCTTCGATTGCATCATTTGAACCCCAATCGAGGTCAATTGCAGCAATATCGACAGGGAACATACCAACGAACTTATACTTCTTGATTGGTGAACCACCAGCCTTTGAGTATTGATACACTTCAGCGTCAGCAGCATATTGCTGTGTCGTAAGTGCAGCACGAAGGTTTGTTACATTGTCATTGATTCCGCGGATCCATGATTCCATGGCATTGCGGATAATAAAGTCTTCATCGTTAATAATCGTAACTGTCCAATCAGCGAAAGTGCGATTGCCAGCAACTTTTACTTCGCGACCGAAGTAGTTTACTGGAACGCTTCCAAGTGTTGAACCTGGAAGCTGTGCAGTCTTGACCATAAATGTAGACTTTACTGATGCCGATGCTCTAGCCGTCACATATGAAGGGAAGTTTAGTCGCACTTCAAACAGATTAGGGCGAGCGCCATCACCACTCAACTGTGTACGAAATTGATTTACATTAAATGGCATTGTTTTCTCCTGAGCCTATACTCTATTTATTAGAAGCGACCAACGATTTCATCGAAGGCAACACCAGTGCGGACAGCAACAAAGTTCAACTGGATAAAGTTGATTGACTTGGCTGGCTTGATGTAGATATCGCCAATAAACTCGTTGCGATCAACAACTTCTGGAGTATTATTTGTTTCGTCACAAACAACACGGAAGTCATAGATACCGCGACGACCCTGTACCAATCTCAAGAATGGTTCAACAAGATTTACGAACTGAGCGCGAGTAAATTCGTCGTTGAACTCGAAGAGGCTGGCTCGTGCAGCACGAGCAATTGCCTTCTCAAGAACGATAAAGAGACGACGAACATTAATGCGATCGAATGCGCTTGGCTTGCTTTGTAGTGTCTTATCACCAAAGAGGACAGTGCCTTCTCCTGGGAAAGATACAACTGGGTTTACGCCATTCTTATAGAGAGTGTCTCTTTGTGCTTGATTTGGATTAAATGCAAGTTTTACGACATTCTTCAACTGACCGCGATTGAATCCAGCTGGTGAGAACCATGGATCACGATCAGCGTCTGTACGAGCGCAGAGACCAGCAAGATCGCCATTACATGGAATCCAACGGTAGGTATCGTTGTACTTGTCGTACTGATACTTCCAGTTGCTATCCATGATAGCGAATGATGTTGAAGTTAGATTGTTACGGAAGTTGACAACTGCAGTCACTGGGTCAGCAGCTTGAACATTTGCAAGCATTGGTGACACGAAGGCAACGCAGTCTCTACGACCAACTGCTAGGGAAACAACATTTGCTGCAAGAGTTTCGTCTGCTGAACCAGCCATTACGAGGCTGATATCAACATTATCTGTTGAAGCAAATTGAGCATATGCAGTTTGCACATTACCAGTTGTTGGTGTTGCATCAGTACCACGAATGAAGCTGACGCCATTTAGATTTTCACCAGCGAAGGCATGAGTTGCATTTGCCGCAACACCCCAAGTTGAGTTGTTTGGACCCATTGCATAGATGTAGCGAGAATTGACATAAAGGACATCACGGTAGTAGAGTGATTCGCCAGTTTCACCTTTAGCATTTGTTGCCTTAGAGACATTAGCAAATCTTTCGATGACCGTGTTTGGTGTTCCTGTGATCAAACCATCTTCGTCGATAACCGCAATATGCATTTCATCATTTGCGTCGGACTTATGATTTGCAGCAACAAAGGTTGAAGTTCCTGGAGCGCCATCAAAGAATGGAGCATATGTCCATGTCGTGAATGCTGATGTATTAGCATTGGCACAGACGGCAACCTTTAGAGAGTTACCGAGAGCACCAGGATAGCGAGCAGCAAAAAGAATATTTGAGTTTGCTGCTGTAAAGAAAGATTGGAAGTAGTGATCTTCGCTTCTTACCTTCACATTTGATGTGAACGAACCTGATGCCACATTAAGAGCAAGAGCAGAGTTGAGTGTTTCAGCGTCTGAACGAGAAACAAACAAGCTGTTGCTGTATGACAAGAAGTTTGCAGCAGTAAAGAAGGTAAGAGCAGTCGTTGAATCTGGTTTACCGTATAGTTCAACGAGTTGATCTTCCGAAGAAACTTGTCTTAGAAGGTCGATTGGACCCCACTGAAACGCGCCAGCGATCGCGCCAGTGGATGTGGAAATCGATGGGACAACTGTTGTTGCATCAATTTCTGATACATTCACGCCTGGAGATACTTGAAAAGCCATGTTTTTGCTCCTGTTTTGGAGATAAAGAAACTTACGAGTTATTTAGTATTTTGGGTTTTTTAACGCTCAATTACATCCCACAAAGCACCATCTGCAACAAATCGTCGATCTGGATTATCAACATCCACATGCCCTGCAAGGAAGGTTGGTAATGCTTCTTCTTCAATTTGTCTCAATTGATCCTCGTGCAGCTTCTGTTTGATGTTTGTGTTTGTCATATCAGCAAAAAATTGTTGATTCGTCATCCACGAGAACAAAACAAGTCAGTAATTTGTTGCCCATTGTCATTAATTTCTACAAGAACCTGAGCCTGATTATAATAATCTGCAATCTGCTTAATGATCGATGGATAAACCAATGGGCTTATATTATTATCTTTATAGGTCGCTACGAGCCTGTATGGGATTTGTGTAATATCGATCGCTATACAAGCAGAAAAGTCTAGTCCTCGACCACGAGAGGTATCGACGATAACCACATAAGAATGCTCTGGGATTGGTGCCTCATACAATTTAATTCCGCTTTCAGAGACATGCTGTGGCTTTACAAATGCAAGAGATTTAAGAGCCGCAGCTGACAACAGAGTGCCAGCGGAACCCATGAACTCGCATTCCATTTCTTGAAGAAACTTTTCTTCTCCAAGTATTCTTCTTTGATCATCAGCCCATGCTTGATCACGACCTGGCACTTGACGCCAGTTGGCTTCGATATATTTAAATCCGTTTTGACCCTCAACAGCCTCCGTCCACATACGATAATAGTGATTCATACCGTTAGGTGTTGAAGAAATGAGAATCTTAGACTGTGTACCAGAAGAAATGGTAGGATAAACAGAGGTGAAAAATTCATCGGCAATATTACTTGGAACGAATGCAAACTCATCAAGATATAGTAGTGAAATAGAGTAACCACGAATTGCGCTTGAAGCGGTTGAGGTTGCCATTACACGACAGTTGTTTTCTAATTCAATATCACCCTTGTTCCAAACACGAACACCTTGCTGTAGCCAAAGCGGTAAAGATTCGTATGCAATTTTAATGCGATTTAGAATTTCACGAGCCGTTGGTGCTTTGTTGGCAAGAATCGCGACAAACTTATCTTCGTTAAAAAGAATGTACCAGAGAATATATCCAACAACCATGGTTGTTTTACCAACCTGACGACCTGCCTTTACAATTACACGACGATTGTCGTTGATGTCTTGGACTGCTTGTTTTTGAAATGGATATAAAGAAATCTGCACAAAGCCCTTATCAAGCGTAATAATCTTGACATAGTGTTCAATGAAGTAAACAGGATCTTTCGCGCATTTGATATACTCACGGATCTGATCTTCCGTGAGCGACAACTGCATATTGATTCGCTTTAAGTTGGGATTACCAAGATAATTTTTAATTCTAGTCGGCAGATTCATTCTTTAGTTTCTTCAACAACTCAGCGGTAGAACCAACGAACACTGCTTTATCTACATTAATGTTTGTCGGACCTGCAGGTTCTTTTGGCTTCAATTCTTGTTGCTGTTTTTGTAAAATCATAAGTTTCTCTGTAACATCAGAGAGATTCTTAATCATATTTGCAGCAACTTCATAGGCTCTTGGATGTTGTGACTCTTTTGCAACTTCAAGGATACCATCAAGTGCTTCGTTACCTTTCTCGATTAGATTATAATAATTCGAACGAGAATAGTCGGCATCTGGGTTTCCTTCACCAGATTGATGTATTGTTATTGGCTTATCTTCTTGAACTACAGGAATGTAATCTGTGTTCAAGATCTCAGCTAAATTTTTATCAGTCTCACTCATGTTATATCAGGGAAATCCTGCACAGTTTCATCGAATCCAAACGCAGTATTTGGGTTTGCAGTGTTTGGTGTTGGCTGAATTATTAACTTCGATAGTTGCAATTCGTTTACAGCAAAGGTTGCAACATTGTAAGAAGCATTTGAAATTGCACCAGTAATATACTTGCCTGTTTTGAGAACACCGTTTACATCATAGACCACAAGAGCGTTTGCAGTTGGATTCCATGAACTTACAAAGGCAGTTGTATTAGCGGAACTTAATTCGCGACCCTCATATACGAGTTCGCCAGTTTGGAATGTTCCCAATCCACCAGTATTAGCAAAGTAAATCACTCTTTCGTTTCCAGTAGTTAGTGCATTGTTAAATGTATTTGCAGTAACCTTGCGAATAATTTCGCGAGAAACAATCGGACCGTACATATATCCTTTCGCAACAAAAACTAATGACCATGTTATAAGACGAACTGGATCTGGACCACCCTCATCTTGCACATTTTGATTTACACTTTGCAAGATAAATGGTATGTCTGTTTTTTGATCAGATAATCCAAGAAAATCGATTGTCATCGTATAGTCTGGATTAAAATATGGAAGAATCTGTTCTACAATTTGTGTACCATCTTCAACATTGCGCACATATATGTTGAGAGTAAATTCAAAGTCATATGGTGTCGTGCGCAGTGCTTTTACAGTTGTCAATGATTCTGAAGAAAAACTTTCTGAAAATAAATTTCTTTTTCTGAGTGGATCATATGTGACATTTGTTAACTCAAAACTCATTCTTGGAAGAGTTAATTGGACTTCTTTTGTTAGTTCTGGATCTTGCGTGATGCGCTGATAGAACTTTTCTTTTTGCCCATACTGCAACGGAACAGTAATTCTTTCAATTTCAATTGTTCCTGCTTTATTATATCGAACAAGGCGAATGTCATTGAACAGTGTGCCAAACGCCACTACCATTTTACGAATAATTCTATGATAAAAATGCGAACTAGAAAACATTATGGCTCACCGAATGGGTTGGCTTCACTGAAGTCTAGAATATTATCTGCTTCAGTCTCAATACGGAAATTATCTTGCATACTTTCATCATTTGCATTTTTCAACATATCAGAAGCTGTTGCAAGAGTATATTGTGCGTTGCTAGAGTTTCCAATAATTAGTGTATTAGCAGCAAATGATCCGCGAATATTTCTAAGTTTAAGTTTTAAGGATGGTTTATCCCAATCTATCACAACACCTCGAGCTGTTGATGTTGCTAGAGAGGATCCCTGATATACCCACTCTGTTTCTGTATAAGTTCCAGTGCCGCCAGAAGATACAACATAATCTGTAGCCACTGCTTGTTTATCTGCAATGCGATCAATCTCTGACATGCCTGTGTTTAAATATTCGCCATTATACTTGAATGCTTCTACTGTTAATCCATACATATATGGATTTTTTGCATCTTTACCTAACTGAAAGAAGTTCTTTTCTTCTTCAACAAATTTAATTTCCATCAATTTATATTGAATTGGAAGATAAATTAAATCACCTTCTTTTGGGACATTGCTCGTCACTTTTGATGCTGATGTAACATAACGCTCAAAAGTTCTTCTTGCCATGCATAGTTTTGCAGTTTCTTGAATCTCAAGACCAAACTTTCCGAAAAATTCTTTGTTACCTTCGTAATCTTGAAATGATTCTAGATACATTTCAATTTTAAAGGCTTGTGAGAATGTTTTGACAGGATCATCACCAAAAAGTTCGTCGATCGATGACTGAGAATCGCGAGGGATATAATACACATCGATTCCGTGATTCTTGATCGACTCAATAATTAGATCTTCCAAAAGGTGCTGTTCAACAGTCGCCCTTTGATTGTTGAAATAAACTGATGTTGCCATTTTAGCCCACTAACATTTGAGGCGGTTCTTCGTATACATCTCGAAGATCGATCTCTAGTTTTTCGATTGCAACAGATGCTTCATCATAAATGGTTTGACCATTGATTACGAGTCCACCAGGAAGAACATAGTTGCCGTATTTCTTGAGGTTTGTTCCCCATTGTTGTTTAAACAACTCAGTTGTATATTTTTTTAACCAGGTATCATCAAAAACTTTGCTATAAACTTCTGGATCTACGATACGGTTTGCCTGGAAACACATATAGTTTCCAGCGATAAACTTACCACTCCAGCCAGTTTGAACATGCACTCTATTTGTCTTTTTATTATAGGTATAAGGAGACTCGCCTGTCACAATCATATCCAGCATCGCCAAATGCTCACGAGCAATCACATAGTAAGTATATGAAGAAGCTGTTAGATTATAGAA